GGAGTTTACAGGAGCGCAGAATATGTGAACTGGAAAAAAGCGGCAGCATGGGAATTAGCTGTGCAGGTTAAGTCCCGCTCTATCCAAGGTCGATTTAAGATCTTGATAGAGGCTGTCGCGCCAGACAAACGACGCCGCGATATCGATAACATTTGTAAGGCAATCCTAGACGTATTAGTTGCAGCGCGCGTGATTGAAGATGATCACATGTGTCGTGACTTGCATGTTCGATGGGTTGAAAGCGGTCCTCCAGTAAGGATCGAAATAGAGGGGATAGAGGGTGGGAAAGAGATCTGACTTTGAACGTATCGAACGCGATTTTTATCCAACGCCGTTAGCGGCTGTCGAACCGCTATTCCCGCATTTGCATGGCGGTGAATTTTTTGTCGAACCATGCGCTGGCGATGGCGCTCTAATTAGTCATCTGGAAAGTCACGGTCTTCTTTGCAGCGCTGCTTACGATATCAAACCGCGATCATCATCTGTGTTGCCAATGGACGCGATGCAGCTGACAGAACGCGATCTGCACGATGCTGATTTAATTATCACTAACCCGCCATGGGATCGTGATGTGCTGCATCCATTGATAGATGTGTTTTCTAATATGCTTCCGACATGGTTGTTGTTTGATGCAGATTGGATGCACACAAAGCAAGCTATTCCGTTTCTTACACGCTGCGACAGAATTGTTTCTGTTGGCCGCGTGAAATGGTTTCCAGAAACAAAAATGGTTGGGAAAGATAATTGCGCTTGGTATTTATTTTTACCCGACGATGTAGAGGAAACTGTTTTCTATGGCCGCTAAAATTCCGTTAGCAACGCAGATATTTGAAATTGAATTAACGGTGGCGAACAGGCGCGGATTTATATCGACCCTGCGGGATCTAGTGCGCCGGAAGGAAAGGCCACAACATGACGTGGACTACCAGACGGGGCGGCTCCCTGCCCTAGAGGCCGCTTTGGCCACCTTAAAGTGGCTGGAAGCGAATCAAGAGCTGGTCAGGGAGGTCCACCGTCAGAAGGCTAAGTGATTGAAATTTAGGGCTTTTTGGGCCGATTCATTATCGATTTGACATGCCCAATGGGCTGGCGTATGGTTCGGACATGGCGCTTTTGCCATTAGGAGAAATTGATATGTCGAATACAGCAGCCCTTACCTCCCTTGTGGACGAATACATCCGCGCTGATGCAGCTGAAAAAGCTGCTAAGGCTACAAAAGATGCCATCAAAAAGAAGCTTAAGGCTGAAGATCTTAAGATCTTTGAAGGCACGCACAGCGATCTTAAAATTACACCCGTCGAAACGCTTACGTTCGACCCTGATACGGTTCGTGCTGTTGTCGGCGCTGCGCTGTTCAAGAAAATTTCGACCGTCAAAGTGTCAACTGACCTGACAGAAAAGCTGGTCGATGAAGCGGTGTTCAAGGTTCTTGTCGAAGACGCAACGACAGACATCAAGAAAACCGAACGTGTCACCATTGTTCCTAAAGTTCCGGCGTAAAGGGGGGAGCAATGACGATTTACACCATCATCGCAGAAGGCGACCCGCATACGCAGTCGATTGCCTATGCGCATAAATTTGAAAACGCAAAAGATCATGTTGATCGTCTGCGCAAGCGCACTGGCAAAGGCTATTACATCAATAAGGTTGAAAGAGTTTACGAAGTCGCACCATTGACGGAAGAGGAGATGGAAGATGACAACGCTTGAACTGCCTAACAACGTGTCAAAGGGGCCATCAGTGCCTCTTCTGACTGAAACGTTAAAGGAAACCATCCGCCTTGCTAAAGAAGCGGAATGGGAAGGCGACACATACGCGGCCACCTACTATTGGCGCGTCGTGGATCGTTTGAAAGAGCGTCTTGGTATGGGCGAACAATTCGACCCGCAATTCTAAACGCGCCAGAGGGGGCCATGAAAATCACACCACCGAAACATCCGCGCCTTGAACCATGCGCACAGGTGAACCCGTCGCTATGGTATTATTTTTGCCAGCTGAAGAATCGCCCGGCAGATCCGTCTGACGTTTGGACCGAATTCGATGTGGTCCAGCACCTGCAAAAACTATGCGCTAAGGACATCCAAAATGGGAAAAAAGAAAATGGACAGCAATACTGACCTAGGTGTTCAGCTGGCACGGTTGCTGTGGGAAAAGCAGATCTTGAATAAAGAGGCCGCAGCGCTCTTAGGCGTACATGAAAGAACCATCTACAAGTGGCTTTCCGGCGAACGCGCCATGCCTCCAATGGCAATGAAGCTTCTGGAGATGGAATTGGCTAATTGACTCTAAATGGGTCATGGCATACGGTGAATGAAGTTGTGGCCCCCGGAGCTAGTCGCTCTACAGGGGCCACACTGAACCGATAAGTCTTTCGCGGGACAGGTTCAGCAAGAAGAGTAAAAACATTGTTTGCTCTTTTTTGCAAGTCGAATCCCGCAAAAGGCCCAAACCATGGCGCGTATCCCGGCTTTGCCGACTGCGATGACGCTACGGGGTTCAGGCGGGTTTTGACTGTATGCCGCCAATCAAACAGGCCAGCTGGTGGGTAGCACCAGAAATGCAATCGGCGGAACTTTCCGTGAAAACGGCTTCCGACGCCCTGACTGCCGCGCAGGCTGAAGGATAACTGGACCTATAACAAACCCTGCCCGCAAGGGATGCGTCCGACACTTCGGACCGGGGGGCGTCTGGCGGCACGATAGCCCGCAGTCCAGCTAAACGGTTGCTGTAAGCGCCCCTCCAAACGCATTGGTCCCGGCAGGGATCAGGGGGTTATGCGGAAGCGGAACCATGTCTGAAGCAATGTGGGGTTACTATGATTAGAAAACGCAAACACAAAAAGATGTCGGTGCAAGAGCGCAACGCCTGCGAAGAGGGACGTATCTACCAATCGATGGATACGGCGAAAATTTATTTGACGAAGCGCGCCCAGACGGTCAAGGTCAGCTTACCGCGATTGAAATTTATGGAGAAAGAAGATGTCTGATCAGGTTGGCGGTGATCATTATCGCAACAAAGCGATAGAGCCAATCCGCTACATCATGGAAAACGGAATGGGATATTGCGAAGGCAATGTCATTAAATATGTCACGCGCCACCGCGAAAAAGGCGGCGCGCAAGACATCAAAAAAGCAATCCAATATCTGCATTTCATTCTGCAGCACCAATATGGTGAAAAATGAATCTTCGTGATTATCAGCAAAAGGCAATCGATCTTCTTCGCGCTTCGTTGATCAGCGGTCGCAAGCGGCCAGTGCTTATGGCACCGACAGGCGCGGGGAAAACGATCATTGCTGCAGCCATCATCAACATGGCGCGACAGAAGGACCGTAAGGTGATCTTCTGCGTGCCTGCCCTATCCCTGATCGACCAGACCGTCGAACGCTTCCAAGCAAACGGCATATGGGATATCGGCGTGATGCAGGGCATGCATGAAATGACGGATTGGCGACAGCCCGTGCAAATTTGCTCTATCCAAACGCTAATGCGCCGTAAAATTCCAGAGGCTGATCTGGTTATCATCGACGAAGCGCATGTGATGTTCAAATTCCTGCACGATTGGGCTGGATACGAAGAATGGAAAGACACGCCCTTCGTCGGGCTGACTGCTACACCATGGCAGAAAGGAATGGGCAAGATCTGGGACGATTTGATCATTGCCGTGACCACGCAGGATCTGATCGAACGCGGCCACTTGTCAGACTTCAAAGTGTTCGCGCCAGCGCATCCTGATCTTAAGAACGTCAAAACGGTTGCAGGCGATTACGAATTGAAAGGCCTTGCTGATGCAATGGATCAAGGCCAGCTGGTGGCTGATATTGTTTCGACATGGATGGAGCGCGGTGAAAATAGGCAGACGATCTGCTTCGCTGTAAACAGAACGCATGCGAAACACATTCAACAGCAATTTATCGACGCTGGTGTTGTCGCGGAATATATGGATGCGCATACGGATCGTCCTGCGCGCAATGAAATCGTGAAGCGTTTCGACAATGGCGATGTAAAGGTCATATGCAATGTTGGCGTTCTTACCACAGGTTTTGATGCAGACGTTCGATGCATCATTTTGGCGCGCCCTACAAAAAGTGAAATTCTGTATACGCAGATGATTGGTCGCGGTCTGCGCACTGCAAAGGGCAAAGATCATTGCCTGATATTAGATCATAGCGACACGACACTACGCTTAGGATTTGTAACTGAAATTCACCACACTGAATTAGATGATGGAGAACGCAAACGTGCTGAACCAAAACCAAAAGAAAGATTGCCGAAAGAATGCCCGCAATGCTCTTTTCTGCGCCCGCCGAAAGTGCGCGAATGTCCGGCGTGTGGCTTCGTTCCTACTCCACGAAGCGATGTCGAAAATGCAGAAGGCGAATTATACGAACTAACGCGCGACAA